TGATGATGTCTATTTCGTGGTCAGTGGGCTTGTCGGTGAACTGTATGTCAAACGGTGTCTTGTTGTCGGCATTGACCTGCGTGCTGAATTCAGCTATGATGTCCAAGCAAGCATTGACTTCACTGTCACAGTCCATGTTTTCGTACTGATTGTAGCGTTCAATACGGTTGGGATGCCCCGAATAAACTTCAGGCAAACGACTGGCATAGTTGCGATAGGCAAATTCATTGCCAGTGCCCGGAGTGTCGTAGCCGGCACCGTTTTGTTTGCCGTAGCCGGGCAGTCCAAATTGATTGGATCCCGAGATCGGACTGAGTTGACCGCCTGTGCTGGCTACCTTGAAATACTTGCGCCAACCTTTGTTGTTTTCTGCCATAGTCTAGTATTTATGGACTCAATGACTCTGTTGCAATATCTTTTGACTGACGTTTACTTGGTTCTTCATCACTGTGATCAACTGGTCCAGTTTGTCCAGTTGCATGGACATGATTGCTTGATTGTTGTTGTCCTGTAGTGCCTGCACCATTTGATCCAGTTTTGACATCTGCTGGGTCATCATGCTAGTGGCCGGTTGATCGGCTGTGTCTGACCGCATGCGATCGGGTGTGATTGTAAGCTGTTCAGTGCCGTGCATGGTGATGTCGGGCTTGTATCCACTGACCGGCCCTGACAGCTGGCCATCAAATCCGTTGGCACCCCGTATCGACGGGCCCGTCGATCCGTTTTTTAAAATTTGATCCATCACAGCTGATTCACTATTGTTCATGCCAACTTTAGGACCGGCAGGAGCATCGCTCGCGGGCATGGTAGGACCGTTATTCTTTGATGGGGTGTTAGCTGTTGTTGGCGATGTTGAACTAGCTACTTGCGTGATTGTGCCAACTCTTCCGCCTTCAACTTTTTTCATCGCATCTAAAAATCTGCCTTGTTCTTCTCTGGACATATCAACATAGCGTTTGCTCATGTCCAGATTTGCCATCTTGGCCACATTTTTAATATACGATCCTGAATCATTTTCGTTGGGCGGGGCCCATTTTTTTATAGCATCGGCTGCTGACAATTTGCTATAAAGGTCGCCTTTTAACAAAGCATCAGCGGCTCTACGACCCATCTCTTCTGAAGGAAATATAGCAAATCTACCATCACTGCCAATGGCTCCCATTTTAATGGCAAAATCTCCGTACTCGATATCGCCAGGGTTGTTGCTTCTCCAATTGCGATCGCCCCCGCTACGCATTTCCCCATTGGAATACGTGATAGTAGGCGATCCAGTTGCAGTTTTTCCAACAGAAGCTGGACCTTTGGCGTCCTTGCCACCGCTGAAAAAGTCACCCACTTTGTCCCAAAACCCTTTGCTACCTTCGGCGGCCTGGTCTGTGATTCCAGCCAATTTGGCCATGGCCTTGGTAGCTGGCCCTACGCCGTCGTTGATCATGCTTTGCAGTGCATCTCTGGTCTTGAGTTGTTTTTCTCTAAGAGACACAGCCGCATCTGTGGTACTGTCAGTGACTTCGGTTGATTTTTCAGCTGCAGCAGCTGATTCAGTCCAGTTTTTGCTGTTTAGCTTGATTATGTCACGGTAAGGGCCTGCAAAATCAGACAGGTTGTTCATGCGAGCTTGACCTTTGAAGTTGTCAAGGGCAGCACCTGCGGGTTTTAATGCATCCATGAACTGGCCCATGTTCATGGTGCCGTTTTTCACTTGATTTATCATTTCCATGAGTCGTCCGCCCGACAGCTGGAACAACTGGTTCTGTTCTTTGCTTCCAGTAAACATACCGGTCACACTTTCAGCAAACGCACGAGCCTTGGCGCCAGTAGGGTCCACGCTCATCAAGGAATTGAAGATTTTTTGCAATTCTTCGCCTTTTTCGCCCATGTCGCTGACTGTGACTGCAAACGAATCCACAGCCTGGGCTGCTTCACGTTGCTGTTCCAATTCTTCACGCTGTTGGCCAGTCAATCTGGTAAGGCCTTCCATCTCTTTGAGATAGGCCACAGCACCCTGTGTGAGCTCGGCCTGTGTTTTGCCCTGGCCCTGACCCAGCATGGTTATCTGTTTGTAGTATCCTGCAATGGCACGATTTTGATTGTCAACATTGAGCCCCATCTTTTGGAACGTGTCTTGCAGACCGGTATTTTTAAAATCTTCGGCTGTTTTGGCCATGGCCGCGGTGCCTTGTGCCACTGTGCCACCAAACAGAGCCAGACTCTTGGCATTGGCCTGCAACAATGCAGTCATCTGATCCAGCTCGCCGATGCCGTAGCTGAATTTCTGCATGGTATCAAACACATCGCTCATGCCATTGGCAGTGCCTTGACCAAATCTGGTCAGATCCTGATAGCTCTTGAACAGAGCATCCGATTGCTTGTTGGCTTCCTGAGCATATCTGGCTGCAGCCGTAGCGGCCAGACCCAAAGCCCGTCCCACATATGGTATCCGAGCGAGCAGGTCGCTCATGACCTTGGCTGTTGCTGCAATGCCGTCGTTGAACACTGCGGCACCTTGCGCACCGTCTTTGAGATTTTCTGCGTATTTGAGTGCTGACGATCCTAGGTCTGAAAAACTCTTGTTGAGCTGGGCTGTGTAGTTTTTGACACCAATTGTGGCATCTTTCATCTGCCTTGACAGTTCGGCCGTGATCGGTGTGCCTGTTTCGATAGCTCGATTGTAGGTGTCAAATATTTCTTTGATTTCTTCAGCGGTGTATAGATCGGCCATAATTATATTTATCGAGGAAAATCATGAGCCAAACTAACCCACTAAAACAGTATTTCCGCCAACCAGCAGTGTACATACGCTTGCCCAGCAACGGACGATTTTATCCACCCGGTGCCCTGAATCCCAGTGTCACCGGCGAATATCCAGTATATCCCATGACTGCCATAGACGAAATAACCTATCGTACTCCAGACAGCCTGTTCAACGGACAATCCACAGTGAACGTGATCAAGAGTTGCATGCCCGACATTACGGATGCCTGGGCTATTCCGGCCACGGACATGGATGCTATCTTGGCTGCCATACGCATGGCCAGCTACGGGCACGAAATGGAATTTGGCAGCACCTGCCCCAGTTGCCGGGCCCAGTCAGACCGTGCAATAGATCTTAGATCTGTGCTGGAAAGCCTCACAGCCGGCGACTACGACAGCAGCGTGCAGTCAGGCGACATGGAGATATTTTTCCGTCCCATGAGCTACAAGAATCTCAGCGATAACAATCGCATGCAGTACGAAAATCAAAAGCTGTTACAGATGATGCCAGATCTGTCAGATTCCAAGCAGATCAACGAAGCCAAAATCACAGCAGTCAGCGATGCCTTGAAAAAGATAACCGAAGTCACGGTGCATGCCTTGGCCCAGAGCATTGCCGCAGTCAAGACCCCCACAGCCATGGTACACGAACCTGAATACATTGAAGAAATGCTCAAAAACTGTGATCGTCGACTGTTTGCGCAGATACGCGATCATGCGATTGACCTAAAATCGCAGTCAGAAATGCAGCCCATGCAATTGACCTGCGACGAGTGCAATCATGTGTATCAACAGCAACTGACTCTGGACATGTCGAGTTTTTTCGATCGCGCCTCCTGATCTCGGACTCTGAACAGATCGGGCTCATGGTAGACGATATGGAAAAAGAGTGCAACAAGATCAGACAAGAGGCTTTCCAGCTCAGTTGGTACATGCGTGGCGGGCTCAGCTACGAACATGCCCTGCAACTCAGTGCCAGCGAACGAGTGTTGATCAATCAGCTGATCAAGGACAATTTGGAAACTACCAAAAAGTCAGGACTGCCTTTCTTTTAAAGAACCTGTTGTTTCATTTCAAGATCTCTAACGAGATCTGTTGCTTTCGCTGTGCTCAGCAACTGTGTTCTTCTCCTGCATTATCCAGATTATGCGGTCACAATTCACCGTATTCACGGTGAACTGACTTCTACATTATCCGAGTTGTAGCTGTCATTTACGATAAAGAGATTCGTTTTCACGACGGAGGCGGTTGACCGGTACCCCCTACTCTAGCTTCACATATCAACGGAACCCTAGTGACCCAATCGTAAATCCAAGTCCTATGGGCATGAGTTGTGTCTTTTTCACAGAGCTCAAATCCTTTGTTGCCTTAAGTTAGCAATTGCCTTTGACACCCGAGCGAACCTAGGTCCATTCTATCCGAGCCGATACTGTCGGCCCTCAACGGGGATCGAGCTACCTCGATCAAACACAGTCGGTTTAGTTGCCTGTAGAAAGTTTGTTTTTTATATGACTGCCGTGTATGCGGCACACTATCTGCCCGTTGTACCAAGCGTCTGATTCCAGTACTTGATGACGGAACTGTTCGCGGGCTTCAATATAGTTGCATTCGGCCTTGCTTTTACAGTAAAATAGTATCTGTCTAGTGAAGTTGTCGGCGCCCAGCGCCAGTAGGTCTTGGTTCAGTTGATCGTTGCTGCCGTAGTATTGTTGCCAGTCTGAGTCTATCTTGCTGCGGATGCGTTTTCGTTTCTTGTTGCCGTTTTTGAGTTTGACTACCTTGTACGTGGTCTTGCTGAATTTTGCTAGTTTTTTGCCGATGTATCGACGTCCGGTTGTGGTGTTTGTGATCAGGTACACAAAGCCCACACAGTCTTCGGGCAGTTGGTTGATCTGGGTGTTTTCGTATAACCATGACATGGACTATTGTTTATGATCAAAATTCACCCACCCTATAATTTCTTCAATGCATGTGTTTGGTTGAGCATTAGTAATTAGCTCAATGTACGAACAGATATCTGCTGTGTCAATTCCGTTCCCAGTCCAGCTGGATCTGTTGCGAGTCAAATCAGTATCCAGCCGATCGAGGGTGAGTAGACTGGTTTTGAACGGTACCTTGTTGTCTTTGAATGCTCGTGTCCACTGGCGACTGTGTTCTTTCAAGGCTGCCTTGCTCACACGATAGGTTTCAAAACTTGGAATCGGCGCCGACACTGTTTCACTGCCGACACTGCCTATGTTGACAATATATCCTGACTTGTTTTCTTTGGCCCACAGATCTCCAACTGCATACAACAACTGAACCTGTGCAAAATTGGCCCAGGGCTCTTGAAATGGTCCGTCAAATGCGTTGTTAACAAACACGTCATAGTCTAAACTGATCTTGGCCAACTTTTCTGTATCTTTTGTGATGTCAAAGCCGTTGCCTCGGCAGTAACTGTCGCCGCCAAAACGGTCAATCATGGCAAGTCCTAGGCCCTTGCTACCGCCAGTAATCATGTATTTCATCGTTTACTTCCTCCTTGATCCCATACTTTGGTAATTTTAGAACCACAGGTCATGGCACACTCAAACAAACGACCGTTGGCCAGTGTTTTGTTCCACGACTTTACTAGATCTGCCCACATAGAATTACTAAAAATTTCTTCTAAACTGTGCAGATTAATATTGAAACTGTCTAAATCGTAACTTTCCAAAAACGACCTAACTTGATTTTTGCCATCAACTGTGCTCAACTGGTTGGACTCGGGCAACACACCTGCCTCGTAAAATCTACGATCGTACAGATTATGATTAAAAAAGTTACAGGGCAATACCAATCCTTCTGCATTGACAACAACCTTGGGGCCAATCATGGCATCGCATTTGATTTCTGTGGTATCAAAATAGTCTTTAATATTGCTGTACTGTCGTTTTAATTCTGGTAAAAACAGCATGCTCTGATTGCGGTACTCGGGATTAACAGGCGGTTCTATAACATACTCGTCCCTGACAGGCCATGCTGTCATTTCTTCAACAGTCCTGTGATTAAAAAATCTTCCAGTTTTTCTAATCAACACATTAAAAAAACCCAAATCCTTGCCCAGCTGTTTGGCCTTTTCTACCTGATGCTCGTTGTGTTGAAACACAATAAAATTCCATTGAGCACGACCCCCTGCGTCAATAAAAGACTTGGCATTTTTGATCACTTTGTTATAGTTTACATTTTTCCTATACAAATGTAAAGTATCTTCCAGGCCATCGATACCAAAATCTATTTGTCCATAACCGGCCATGATCCTGGCAATTTCTGCCCAGTACTCTGGTTCATGCACACCACCGTTAGTATGAAAATACAACCACAGTGTGGGATTCTTTTTACGAAAATCACGCAAGATATCCAAAAAATTTGGATGCATAATAGGATCGCCGTAGCTACCACAGAAAAAAATCTGATTCAGACCTTTGCATATTCCAGCGATAAAAGTTTGATCTATTACAGTACGATCGAGATGGCACAGCGGCATTCTTTTGTTGATACCGCGACCATTTTCATTGCGAGGACATTGCGGGCATGCGGCATTACAGTAACTGGTAATTTCCAGTTGATATTCCTGTATGTCTGTTACATTAAACATCGGGCAACCCTTTAAAAAAATCTTTAGCATGATCCAATGTCTGTTTGTTGGTTTTAAAAATAGTATTATCTAATTTTGGCCCAGGCTTGCGTAAAGAAATTAACCACAGTGGCGCCGGGGTGGTAAACTCCAAGACCCAAGTGCCGTTGTGCCCTAGATACAGATTGGGACTGATGTAGTAAGGATCGCTGTCGGTTTTGTGTAGATAAATTGGAAAAAATTTACCATCCCACAATTCTCTCTCAAGTGAAATTTGATCCATACTGATTGCCGTTATTTCTACATGTTTGTCAATATTGCTGTTGCTAGCATCGTCGATGGTTTTGCCGTAGTGTGTAATTTTTAATGAATGCAATTCGTCTGGTATGTTGAGTTCAAAACTGTATTGGTCCTGTGCAGGACCGTCGGCCAAGGTCAAATAATCGTCTACAATTATTTTTACCAGTGGATCTCCTAATCCTCGTTCGACGCTTAAAGAAATATCTAATTTCAATGTATCACTCCAGCTAGTCGTGCAATTCTTTCCTGGTACTTGTCCATCATAATTTTGATTTGATCGTCGCCCTTCCAAAAGGTATAACCTAGATTTACTGCATGTTCTTGGGCTTCAAGTCGTCGCATGATGCGTTCTTTGTAGGTTAATTCTGGATTATCCAAGCATTTCCAGTCGGCACCCTGGGGGCGATTGCCGTTGACGCCGATCAAGTTTAGGCGCTCTGGATAATCGTACATTTCGGTTCCTTCTTCAATGGTCAAGGTGGTTCCTAAATTCACACCGATCACTGTGCCGTCGGCCACATATCTTTGATAACGAGTCAGCATTTCTAGAGTCTGGTCAAAGTCTTCTCTAGTCTCGGTGGGAAAGCCCACAATGATAAGAAAATACACTTGTATTTTGTTCTTGCTGTATTCTTCCATGTTATAATCTAAGTCAGCACCGGTAAAGCCCTTGCGCATGTGTTTTCTTACACGATCACTACCGGTTTCTATTCCGATAACCATGGTATCTGCACCACCTTGTGCCATGATTTCAAAATCAGCTGATTTAAAATTACTGTAAGGTTGCACAATAGCATGACTACTGTATTTGAAATATCTGTTTGGCAAATTATTTTTTTTGTAGTAATCCACTAAGGTTTGATTGAATTCTCTGAAATCTTTCACACTTCCGTTGCACAATGCGTCATGAAAAAAGTAATCGCGCACTTGATAGTGTTCGTAGTAATGTATCATCTCGTCAGCCAACTGTTTACCGCGTTTGAATCTATAGCCTCCCTGCATGGTAGGAATGTCACAAAATACACAATTTCTTACACAACCTCGACTAGTTTCCATCGGCAGTACTCCGGTAGTATAACCACTTTGGTATTTGGTAATGTCAAAGTCGCTAAAATCCATTGGAGCATGTTCTTTTATGTTGCTGTATTCTGCTAAGAAATCGGTGTCAATACCAGCCACAGAATAATCACCGGCCATAATAAACGGAATGGTTGTTTCGGCCTCACCACGGATCCAATGATCGATCAACTGTTGATCTTTTAAAAAGTGTGCAAATTCAGGACGTTGACTATAGCTTCCGTTTTCTTCTCGTATCAGTCCTTGTCCCCCCACAATCACTTCTACCGTAGATAGTTTTCTTAATCGAGTTAAAAACTCCACACAAAATCTTTGTGCTTGCCAGCTGAACACACTGATAAATAATTTTTTTGGTTTCTCCAACAGTATCTGATCAATCCATTGTTGAACAAATAGATCTAACGTTTTTTGTGCAACTTGACCAATTTTTTTATTTTTGACAAATAAAAACTCGTCAATTTCGTTAAACAGTCCTGCATCTGTGTTTTTTTTGAAATCTGTAAAGTAATCGATATTGATATCTAAAATACGACTTGTAACATTCAAGCGATTTAAAATACCTTTGATGATTGCTGGTGCTGCTGCTGGACGCACTGGTGCCACTCTAGGTATAGTTAAAATCACTACGTCAGTCATGCCATCTCCACGTCTGTGTTATAGCTGGTATAGCCATTCTCTTTGACCACTTTTAGTATATTCTCCACTCGGCCAGCCAGCTCGTCTCGGTGACTGACCAACCATATGCTCTTGTGGCGCTCGCGACTCATGTGCTTGAGCAAGGCCAGGGCCGCTTCCACACCAGCTGTGTCCAAGCCGTTGTCGATCATTTCATCTATGAACAGAAGGTTGATTGGCTGGTACAAACTTTCAAACACATCACGGAAGGCCCAGCTCATGCTGAGAATCAGTCGGTTGCGTTCACCTCTACTGAGATTGTCAAAGTCCAGCTCGCGGCCCAGCTCTTCGATCAAAACTGTGAGGTCATTCTGGAATATGACTGTGTGCGGCAGTCCCATGCTGTCCAGATAGTGTGTGAGTCTGGCATTCAGGTAACTGAGATTCTGTTCTATGATCTTTTTGCGTATGAAACTGTCCTTGCTGGTCAGCAGTTTGAGCAAGAACTCCTGATGCTCTTGCAAGCGAGTGAGTTCATTCATGCTGTCGTAGGAGACTTCTTGCAAGGCAGCCTGGGTCATTTCTTCAATCTGTTCAGTGTAAGGGTCGATTTCTTGTCGCTTGTGATCAATCTGCTGTACGAGACCGGCCACTGTGGCACGATGCTGAATCGCGTCAGCTTCGTTGTCATAGAACATCTTGGGCGGTCTCCCCAGCGTGCCCAGGGTTTCAACTGCAAGCTCGAGGTCTGCCAAGAGCTGTGCATGTGCCAGGCTTGCTGTTCTAGCTGTTGCCAGATCCTCCTGTTTCGCTGTCACGACCGATTGGTGCTTGTTGTCGTGGAAGGGCTGGCCGCAGGTATGGCATTCGTGACTCTCCAGCGTTGCAATTTCTTTCGACAGTTTGTCTATCGTTTTGTTTTCTCGATCACGGTCCAGTTTGGTGCGGCTGATCTGACCGGATAGATCGTTGAAGTCTTTTCTTTTTTGATCCCAAGCCCGGTGTGCTTGATGCGCTGCAATTTCGTCTTCGATCTGTATATTTTGTAGCGCCTCGAGTGCTTTTTCCAGTTCCTGTACGTCAGTGGAATGTTTTTCCGCCCATAGTCGTTGTCTACGTTTGAGATTTTCAATCTGTTCTTGGATGCGTTGATTGGCCTCTTGCACAGCTCGTATCCTGAACTCTTCTTGCTGTATGGCATCTCGTGTGCCCTTGTTCAACTCTTTGATGCGATCGGCTCGATCGCTCAGTTGTGTGATGCCCAACAACTGCTCGATTATGGTGCGTTGATCGTTGGCCTTGAGACTCAAGAATGGTTCGGTATAGGTATTCAAGGCCATGATGTGTTTGAACATGTCGTGGCTGAGTCCCAGCACCGACTCGATGGCTTCCTGTGTTTCTCGGCTGTCGCCCTGTGCTTCGTCCGCGGCGACCTTTTGTTCGCTGTTGACATAGAATTTCAGTAGGTTGGGCTTGCGACCACGTTCGATTCGATACGCCTGTGCGCCCAACACAAAGTCCAGACTGACCAGCATGCCCTTGCCGTTGGTCTTGTTGACCAGGTTGTCTTTTCTGATATTGCTGAGTGCGTTGCCATACAAGGCATAGCTGAGTGCGTTGATGATGGTGGTCTTGCCGGTGCCGTTGCGACTGCCGTCACCGCCCAGGTCAAGATTTTCACCCAACACAAGAGTAAGGTCTGACCGATCAAAATCGATGGCCTGTGTGGCATTGCCCACACTCATGAAGTTTTTAACGGTTAGTTTTTTAATTTGGATCATATGGTGTTTAAGTTTAACATATTAAGATATTGATCACAAACACTTTGGAGAATTTTTTTGTCAGTTATATGATAGTAGGGTCGAGCTATAGATGAATCGTAGTAGTCCCAAAGATTGATGCAATTTTCTTTTTCTTTATATTTTGAAAAGTTCCAATCTTGTGCAGGTTTAAAATTTTTATGTTCAAATCCACCCTGACTCCAGGCCCATCCTTTGACATTCTTAGCAGAATCAATCATTGATAGGGTTTGTTGTATAAAAATATAATTTTTTTCAATTGTCGACGGCATATCTACATACCGCATAAAAAAGTTTTTAATTTTGTCTACACAGGCAGTGGTAAAAATATTGTTGTGCAATTTTGGATTAAACGGATTAACCCATGACATACACAATAACTCCTTGCGGGCACCTGGTGCCAACACATTGTGATATCGATTTATATTATCTGTTTGGGAATCATTTAAATTCAAAACAAATTCCTGACGAGTTGATCCAGTAGCGTTATATATTAAATAATCGCACTGATTTTTTAAAGCGTGTTTAACCTGTAGATATATCAAGTAATTACTAGCACCCGGTATAGATAAATTAACGACGGTTGTGTTGGGCAATTTTTTAGCCAGCATCTCAGTCCAATTATTGCCATAGTCGGGGTCGCTAGAACAAAAACTGTCTCCGCATATATAAAGGGTTTCTTTAGTTAACAGCATTGTTTTGCTGGACTATCCAATCATATAACTTTTTCAACCCATCATCCAATGATTGAGTATGGGTCCATCCTAGTTTTTCTTTAATCAATCTATTGTCTGAATTTCTACCGTTAACTCCAATAGGACCGTCTACATAATTAATTGAAATATTTTTTCCTGAAATAGCTATTACTTTTTTTGCTAATTCAGTGATGCTAACTGACTCTTCGCTACCTATGTTAGCTGGCCCAGCAAAATCGCTAGCCATTATTTTAATAGTAGCATCCAAACATTCGTCAATATACAAGAATGAACGAGTCTGCGATCCATCCCCCCACACGTCGATTGATCCACCGTCGTGTGCCTGGGCTACCTTTCGGCAAATAGCTGCCGGCGCCTTTTCTTTGCCGTTGTTCCAGCTAGTTTCAACACCAAAAATATTATGATATCTACCAATATGAACCTCGACTCCGTAGTTTTTTTTTAAATTTTGATATAAGCGTTCACTAAACAACTTTTCCCACCCATACTCACTGTCAGGCTCGGCCGGATATGCACTACTTTCTTCACAATTGGGGTTATCAGGGTCAAGTTGATTGTAAGCCGGGTATATACAAGCAGACGAACTAAAAAAGATTTTTGGTTTAGGATTTTTCATCAACTCATTGATAATATTTAAATTTATCAAAGCT